AAAATCCTAGTGCAGCTTCTTTTATTTTGCTAAAAGATAAATCAACGTCTAAAGCTTTAAGGCCATAATCTCCAGCAGCCATTGCTCCAAAGAATGCGGGTATTGCAGCACCCATTAGTGCTATACCCATTGCTCCTTTACCAAGGCCACCAAGAGCTAATCCTAATCCACCGAGAAGTCCTCCTCCTCCGCCTGAACTATCACCCTTTGCATTGCTTGATTTATCAGCACTTACTGCTATATCTTGTAATGAATCGCGTATTTCTTCAAAAATTGTTAGACGTTCTTTTTCTTTTTCTTCTCCTTGAAGCGATTGAGAATTTATCATATCCTGGAAGTTTTCAAAACCAAAGACAGTGCGTGCTTGAAAGTCATTCATAACCTTCTGCATGTTTTTAATTTCTAATAGATGTCTGCGAGTATTTCTACCGTCAACTTCTATTTTTTTAGTTGATTTATTATTCGCTTCCATTAAAGCGATTAAATCACCTATTCCTTTTTGTCCTAAAGGTTTTTTATCTTCCGCCATTTAAGTTTCCTATTTACCGCCGAAAGCTCTTCCAGCCTCACTAATACCAAATGCACCAAGTGTTATAACCACAAATGATGTATAAATTGTATCAGAGATTACTAAATCTTGTCCCATAAATGCTGTAATTAAATCACACACTCCAAAAACAACCATTAAGAAAAATGATATAAAGCCAATAATAGCTTTTTCATTTACATCATTATCATCTAAAAAGATGTCCTTCCATGTTCTTTTAGGTGGTGCAAGTCTTTTCTTTGCTTCTGCTGCTTCAAGTTGCATTTCCTTAATAGTATCTTCAGCCTGATCAAGTTTATCGATCAAACCCATATACTTATCTAAATCTATTTCAACTTCGTTACGACTATTGTCTTGTCCTTCAGCCATTATCTTCTCCTATTCTGTTGTCGTTTCATATTTTGTATTCGTTCATTTTCTTGTTGTATATGATCTTGTAAAAGAGCTAAATAAATTTCTCTTTCCCACGGTATCATATCTTCAATTTCAGTAAGACTATATTTGTGATGTTGCACTAACGCAAAGTTTGTCTGATAATAGTTCTTCAGACTTTCATGCGATAGGCTTAAGTAAAAAAATTATTAAGCCCCTTTAATTCAATTGAATTATTTTCATTACATTTAGTGCAGGTTACATCTGCTTTATAGTATACTGACGGAGCGTCTTGAAAAAAGGATTGTACCCTTTTAAATTGTTCTCCGCTAAGACTTTCAATAAAAGATGTTAATTCTTCTTTAGTCTCATTCTTAGCATCATATACATTATCATTATCAAATATAGTATCAATACTATCAATAATAAGCGACATTACAACATCAACTGCATTAGTATCATCATTAATATTTAAATTACTGACACTTTCCATTGATGGATAGTTTAAAGTAACTCCAACTCCTGTATTTTCATCAAGAATAAGAGTTCTTTCTTGCTCTTTATTAATAATTTCAATATCATCAATATTAATTTGTAAAGGTGTAATACCTCCACATTCTTCATTTAAGCATTTGGTCTGTAGATTAATTACTTCTCCAACAGACTTAGCTCTTAATTGTAAGAATAAATATTCAATGTCAAATGATGTTAATTTAGATAAATCTTCTATACCATAACATGACATTATAATATTTCTTACAGCTTCAGATATTTGTTTTACATCTTGAGACTCTAAAGCAACCATCAAGATTTTTTCTTCTTTAACCAAAAAAGGTCTCATATTTAATTCTTCTCCAGTAGAAGGTAAAACTATCTTATACTGAGGAACATTCAATTTGGGTAATCCCATTTTTTTCTCCTATTTTATAAACCAATAATTCTTGCAGCCTGACGAATAGCACTACCTGTACTACTTAGTGGTCCTTCAGGTACAAAATTATCATAACTTAGTGTCACATTTAATTCTTGTACAGTACTTTCACTACTGTTATCAAGTTCTATAGCCGATATTGTTGTAGGAAAAGCATTTTCTAATCTTACACCATACACCGGCACATTCTTTTCATTGAGCTGTTGTATTACAACATCAGTTGAAAAATCTTTCTTATAACCTATTTTATAACTTTCCATATTAATAATTGATTGTTGCCAATTATCAAACATTACTTTTATATAATAATCGTTTGTTAGTAAAAACTTTAAACCAACATCTTCGTTTATAACAGTATATGGAATAGGTACTTGTTGTTTATGAGCAATATAATCTATTGTTGATATTTGTCTGCCTGGTAATTGAGCACTTTGACATAATAATGAAATATCTCTTGGATCATTTATAAAAGCTTTTGGATCAAAATTACCAGATATTGCACTACCAACTAATGATTCTAAATTTAAATTTAATAATGATTGTTTAGGTGGAGTAAAGATTACATTAAATCTATTGGCTTTTGCAAGTCCACCTCTTTTACTAATAGATGCTTTTAAATTGTCTATGCTCATTAACTTCTCGCAATTTTAAGACTTTCTTGCCATATTGCAGTCTTACTCTTTTTCTTAAATTGTTCTATTGGTAAAAATATAGCAATCTCCCAATCCGTCATTGGTACACGAGAAAATCTCGATGCTACATGATTACCTAAATAATGTTTAAAACAAGGTTTAAATTCTTTATATTTTCTTACACCTTGTAATAAATTATATCGTAATTTTGTTAACCTTGTGTTATCTTTTATATTATTTGGTGCTAAAGCCATTAGATCATCAAGGAATCTTGCACGAACATTATAATTTAAATAGTGTAAATTAAGTCCATAAAAACCACCTGGTGCAGGATCAATCATTATTGTCAGAGGGAATCTATCATAATATGGTAATGTTTCTTTATGTTTTGGATTATAAAAATACATATACATATTACCACGAATCTCTCGTGATGTTCTGTCCAAAGCATCATCCTTTAGTAGATTTTGTCTACTTGGCATTTGTAATTCCTGGACTTTATCCTGAAACCATTTGCGTGACCTGGCTGTTCTAGCAGTAACTCCAGCTCTTTGTGCTTGTGCTTGTAATGTATCAAATAGCGATGCCATATAACTATTTATATAGATCTTATAGTACTTTGATGCCGAGATTCTTTAAAGTTTCTTCTGTCCATACCTGGAATTTCCATCCATTATGTTCAGCAAACTTATTGGCAGCTTCCCATTTATCATTGTTTTTGATATAGGTTAACTGTTCATTGATAAACTTTTTAGTCTTACGCGACCTAGGTTTAGGTGGTTGTGTTTCTTTTTTGGGTTTAATTTCTATGAGATATGTCTTTTTATTATCCATTTGAATTAATAAATCAACATAATATCTATGAAGTTTCTTATCAACAGACGACACGTATGGTACTACGACCTCTTCTGAGTTCCAAAGTTTTACCTTTGGATTATTTTCACACCATCTAAATGCATTACGTTCCCATAAAGAACGATATATTACTTTTTTAGCGTCACCAGCATACTTATCTGGGTTTTTAATTGTATATCTACCTTTGTAACTCATATAAATAACCTATATAGTTTATTTTATTTATACAGGAAAAAAGAATGAGTTTAATAACATTTCCACAAGAATTAGGAAAATATGCTAAAGAAGGCCATGCACACATGCGTTTTTCAATTAATGAACTTGTTGGAAATACCAGAGAAGAGGTACATGTAATACACACTTATATGCCAATTGGTGTTTCAGTAGGCGATGGACAAAGTTATACTAATTTAGAAACAGGTGTTACAGGTAAAGGTTTTGATATTATTGCAGGTAAAGTAGGATTGGGTGGCCAAGGTTCAGCAAATTTTACACAGCAAGATCTATTAGTTGGAGGATCTGAAACATTAGGCAAATTTGGATCTGAAATAGATAGTTTAACAAGTGGCTTTTTTAATACTGAAACGACAAGAAGATTAGGATTGTTATCACAAGGCGTTGCATTAAATCCTAATACAGTAGTAGCATACGAAGGTCCACAAATAAGAACATTTCAGTTTAACTTTAAATTAATTGCTGAGTCAGCAAAAGAACAAATAATTGCAAAAGACATAGTTGATCTTTTTCGTACATACATGTATCCCGAAGAATTAGGAGAATTAGCTTTACAATATCCAGCATTATTTAAAATTAGTTTTTATAATGGAGAAGATCCAAATCTACATTTGCCAAAAATTGCACCATGCTTTTTACAAACTATGAATACTAATTATAATCCAACTGGTAATAGTTATCATGTAGATGGATCTCCAGTCGAAATTGATTTAGAATTACAATTTACTGAAACAGAAGTACTTACTAGAAATGATTTATACAGTGATGAATTTGCAGGTAAAGATCCTAGAAAGAATTTATCAGCAGAAGCAAACGAGGAGCTTAATAATGAAATTCAAAACGATGGTTCAATTGCAGCTCAAGCTGAAACTGAAGGAGGTTAATAATGTCATTTTTTAAACAATTTCCAAAAGTAGAATATGACTTTAATCGTATGGGCATTAAGCAAAATATGATTGATTTATTTAGATCTGTTAGACCATTACCTACATTTTTAGATAATTATTCTGCGTATAAGTTTTATGAAATAAAAAATGGAGAAAGACCTGATATTGTATCAAAAAGATTATATGGCATATCCGATTTTTATTGGACATTTTTTGTAATCAATGATTTTCTTCATGATGGATATAGAGCTTGGCCTATGAGTCAAGAAGATTTAGATTCGTATATTACTAAAGAATATGAAGGATTTGTGATTGAAACACATCCAGAAATAGTTAGAACTGGTGATAATATTATAACAGAATTTAAAAATAGTATTGCTGGGCGATTTACATTAGGCGAAGAAATACGAGGTGCAACATCTGGTGCAACTGGTACACTTACTAAAAAACACATTGATATGAATCAATTAATTATTCAAAATGTTACTGGTACATTTGTTGGTGATCCAGATGCTAACCCTAATGTTACTGAATTAATTGTAGGTCAAACATCTGAAGATAGTGTTTCAACATATCAAGTATGGAAATTTGCAGATGCTCCATATTATTATTATGATGAAAATGCTGGTACAGGAGCAGTACAAAAAATTATACTTACAAATGGTGGATCTAATTATACATCAGTACCTACAGTCACATTTCAAGGCGATGGTAATATATCACCTACTGCTACTGCAACCATATCTGGTGGAAAAGTAACAGCTATTACTATTAATAGTAAAGGAAGCGGCCACTCAACTCTTAATGTAACAATTACTGGCGGTGGAGGAAGTGGAGCAACAGCCAGAGCAGTATTATATCCTGATGAAAAAAGACCAGTATCAAGTGCATCACATTTTTCTGAAGATTCAATTGGTGGAGTTGCAAGAAGTGATCTTGCATATGAAACATATCGTGATCATGAATTTCATTTAAATGAAGAAAGATCTAAAATAAGATATGTTGATCCTAATTATATAAACGATTTTGTAAATAAATTTGAGAGTACATTAAATGCCTAATATTAATAATGTAATTATTGATGGTGCAATTGCTTCGCCTAAAGGGTTTTTAATTGAAGAAGCATTAATTACTGCAAATAATGGAAATCAATTTGATATAAAGAATTATATTCAAGACCTTAAAATTACTGAAAGTATTTATCGTTCATCAATTACAGCTGCACTTTATTTATTGGATAGTGTTAATTTGTTTGATCGCTTAAAATATGCTGGAAACGAAAAGATTAATCTACTAATACAAAGAAGAGAATTACCTAGTGGTGATTTAAAAAAATATGAAATCGAATTATATGTTGCTGAAATAAAAGACTATTCAAAAAATAAACCAGGCACATCATCATATACTCTTATGTGTGTATCAAAACATGCTTATATTAATAATGTAAAAGTTTTAAACAGATCTTTTTCTGGTACTATTGGTGATTTAATTCAAAAAATAGTAAAAAACGATTTATCTACTACAGCACATTTTATTAATAAAAGTTCTAAAGGATTAATTAAAGGTATCTATCCTAAGTTAAGACCACTTTCAGCAATTTCATGGTTATTAAAACATAGTTATGAAGCTTCAACTCCATTCTTTTTCTATGAAACTCTTGCAAATGGAATAACTTTTGATTCATATAAAAATATGTTAGATAAAGAAATAGTAAATGAATATAATAATTTTCCAAACTATAAATCTGATAAAATAACTGATCCTAAAAAAGTATATGAAGAAGAACAGAAAAAGATTGTAAAGTTAAATTCAAATATGAATATTTCAAAATATATTGCAAGTTCAAAAGGTGCTTTTGGTTCACAATTGCATACAGTAGATATTTTTAATAAGACTTACGAAAGAACTGGCTATAATTATTCTAAAATGCTAAAATTAAATGAACATGATCCTATCATTGATGAAATTACAGTTGGTGGCAGAAAACTTAAAGATTGGAATGAGGGTAAAAATTATTTTATATCTTTAAACACAGGAGCATATGATAGTCATGATAATTATCATAAACCATCTGATAGTACAATATTAAAAGCAGAAGCATATCTTGCAAATATGAATAGTATTATACAAGAGATTGTAATACCTGGTGATTTTAATATGGAATCAGGCTCATTAATTGATTTAATTATATTAAAGTCTGCAGATATAACAGAAGAACAATTAGAAGGCGAAACAGATTTGCGTGATAGTGTATTATCTGGTAAACATTTAGTCACAAGTATTACACACAAATTTAGTAGCGAAGGATATTTTATGAATGTAACAGCAAAGAAAGATTCTTTTATTAAACCATTAACTGATATTCTAGAGGTACAATCATAATGGACGATATGTTTATAGGCGGTGAATTTGTTTGGTTTACTGGTGTTGTTGAAGATAGATTTGACCCAGAGGAAATGAATCGTGTTAAAGTGAGATGTTTTGGTTACCACACTGAGGATAAAAATGAATTAGATACTGATGATTTACCTTGGGCTACTGTTATGATGCCAACAACTGCAAGTGGAACATCAGGAATTGGAGATACACCACACGGATTGATGGAAGGTTCCTGGGTTGTGGGATTTTTTAGAGATGGACCATCTGCACAAGACCCAATTATTATGGGAACAATTGCTTCCAAATCATCTACAAGAAGTAAAAATTTAGGCTTTACGGGTTTAAATTATCCAAAAGGAGAATATATTGACCAAAGTGATGTAAACTTTTCAGCAAGAGCAACTAAATATGAACAGGGAACATCAAGTGTAGAGAGAACTAAAAAAGATTATCCTACTATTACAACAGCTTCTCCAGCAAAAATATCAACAGTTGCTCCAGATAAAGCAGATAGTTTTTATGCCGCACAAACGTGGACAGAATTAAAACCATTAAATGACCATAAACCAGATTATCCATATAATAAGGTTAATGAAACTGAAAGTGGTCATATATTTGAGGTT